CAGGTGCCGCACTCGTAGCCTTCGCAGCTAATGCGGTGATGGCCGCAGCGGAGGATGAGAAGCAGACCATTCGGCTGAACGCTGCGCTCAAGGCGCGCGGGTACCAGATGGACCAACTCTCTCCCAAGATTGAGGAGCAAATCAAGGCGATGGCTCGCCTCGGATTCACCGATGATCAGGTGCGCTCTGGGCTAGAAATCGGCTCACGATTCTTCAAGAACCAGAACAACCTCTTGAGGGCGAACGCTGTCGCCGCGAACATCGCCGCTGCGACCGGCAAGGACCTCAGCACCGTAATGCTCGCAATCGGGCGAGGCGCGCAGGGAACTACGCGAGGACTAGCGACGCTGGGTATCGAGGTTGAGAAGGGCGCCAAACTCAAGGACATTCTGCGAGCTGCAGACGAGAAGTATCTCGGCGTTGCTGAGGAAGTCGCCAATAGCACGAGCGGCAAGTTCGCCGCAGCGCAGATCACATTCAATGAAGCCATTGAATCCTTCGGCGCCAAGTTGCTGCCGATGGTGAACGAGGCACTCAAGTTCATCACCGAGAAGGCACTCCCAGCCTTTGAGGGCTTGCTGAACACGCTAGGACCAATCTTCACTGATCTCGTAGACAACTATGTCCGACCGCTCGTGGATTCAGTTGGTGAACTCTTTGACATCTTCACGAACGGTGAAGGATCTATCAACCTGATCACGCTTGCGCTCGCTCCACTTCAGGCTGCGTTAGAGGCAATCAAGATTGTGGTGGACGCCATTGTCTTCGGACTGAAGGTCATTGGCTTCGGTGCAGGCAATACGAAGGCAGCGAATCTCAGCAAGGCTGCGGAGACAGGTGGCTACGGCGGCGGCTCCTATGTAAACCCAATGAACCGTGGTGGCGGCTCAACAAACCTGACCACAACGACCAATCTCTATCTTGATGGCGCAATCGTTGCCGACAACACAAGCACCTATCTCGCTAACCAAGCGCGAGTAAACAGCCCACAGCGGTCATTCCCTCGGAACCCATAAATGGCGACCGCGCCGTATCAACTCTGGATTGACCTTGCGCCAATCGCCTCAGCGGTGCGCGTCTCGTCCACGGTCACCATCACCACGAGCAGTTCACACGGTCTGACCACTGGCGCCTATGTCCAGGTGGGCAATACGACTGGCGCGGCTGGCACCTCGATGGTGGGCGTCTACTCAGTCACCGTCACCTCTGGCACCGTGTTCACCTACACGGCCGCAGGCTCGGCTGGAACAGCCACGAGCGGCAGTGCCTTCATCGCCTACGACTTGCTGAACCCACCGATCAACTACACGGCTGGCACGAATCGCCAGAACGCGATGATCGCTGACATCACCACGCTGAACCTGAGCAGCAACGGCGACGGCTCTGGCTCAACGATGTCGTTTGACATCCTTCAGGAAGTCACGCCAGCCGTCGGTCCGTGGTTCAACCTCGTGCCGGACAACACGCGCATCAGGCTGGTGGATGCAGACACTGGCGCAACGCCATCAAGCACCGCATCCGATGTGTTCTTCCTCGGCGTCCTGGACTCTGTGAACGCCCAACTCAACGGCTCAGGGCAAGGCACGCGCACGACCGTGCAAATGAGCGACGCCAATGTCGTGCTTGACCGCATCGCCGTCTTCGGTAAGACAGGCGCGGCGCGCACGATTGAGAGCGCACAGCGCAGCAGCAACACCGTGACCTACACGACCACCGTGGATCACGGCTTCCTGACTGGTCAGTCCATCAAGATCAGTGGCGTGCTGGGAGGCGGCACGGCTGGATTCAACGGCACCTATCAGATCACTAGCACAGGTGGGCGCACCTTCACGGCATCCAACACAGGCGCTAACGCAAGCAGTTCAGGAACGGCTGACGCCACATTCTCGCGCGACGGCAAGAGCAACGACTGGATCGTGCTGACGGCAGTTGGTGCGGCAAAGTTCTTTATTCAGAGCGGCGACACGGTGCGCCTCAGGCGCGGTGGTCTCTCTGGCTTCGGCGACTCAACGACCCTGCGCTATATGGTGGACACGACCTTCAGCGGTAGTGATGTTGTGCGTGTCAGCGACAGTCAGTTCAAGTGCCGACTGCGGCGGCCATATGCGAACACTTGGGGAACCTTCACGACGACAGGCAAGGTGTTCTCGTCTGGCGTCGCACGCGATGCCACGCAGCAGCCGGGACAAGTCACCGTCACGATCCCTGGCGGCTTGAGCGAGACGCAAGCAGTTGCGAATCTGCTCGCGCTGACCAACCAATACAAGTCCACCGACTACCCACTTCAGCGTGTCCTCTCCACGAGCGGCACGGCGAACATCGTCGGCGGCACGGTCTACGCCAATGGTCCAGCAATCCAGTTCGCCTCCTGCTCACTGCGCTCGGCGCTTGATACGGTCATTGAGACTTACGCAGGATCGGATGTGAAGGAGCGCCGATACTATGTAGACCTCGCTGGCACGCTGAACTACAAGCTCGTAGACACGGCTGCACAGCCAACCTACGCCTCGGCGCCGTACTCGATCATCGTCACCGGCGCAGGAACTCCGAACACAACCACCGGCAAGGCAACCGTGGCGCCGTACAACCTCAGCGTGAACTGGGACCACAGCACGATCAAGAACGCGCAGTTCACCCTGCCAGCAGCAGGCGCAGATGCACCGCTCACGACGGTCTTGGCGTACTCCGATATGTACGACGAGGACGGCGCACGAGTCTTTGCCACGCGCTCAGGCGCACCAGTCTTTGACGAAGTGGTGGACTTCCCAGGCGCGTCAAACAATCAAGGCGCACAGATCGCTCGCGCAGCTGCGGCGTACTTCATTGAGCGGTACAAGCCGATGCTCTCAGGATCGTTCACGCTGCGTGGCGCAGGCACGGCCGCGCACAACAACCTCGGCTTCAGCGCAGGCTACGCGCAGACAGGCGCATCGAGCTACGCGCTGGTCAGCCGATGGGAGCCAGGTCAGTGGGTAGAGATCACGGCGGCTGGGCTTGGCTTGAGCGGCTACTACCGCGTTGAGCAAGTCGACTGGAGCCTTGAGCCAGGATCGTATACTCAGATCATCACGATCACCTTCAACCGGCGCAATCCGAGCGATCTCGCATCGCTCATCGCCAACCTGAAGAAGTAGGAGCAGACGATGCCAAACTTCGGCTCAAGCAGTGGTCTGGTCAGCCAGAACCTCAGTCAGACGATGGACAATCAGGGCAACCCGATCATCTCGTCCGACACGACCTTCGGCGCGTCGCCGCTCGGCTACGCAGCTCGCGTGCAGGCGCTCTTCGGCTTGCCGAACGCAACCTTTGAACTGACGCCACCAGACACCACGGCGACGATCAACCAGGGCAATCAGTTGCCGTACTGGGACATCCAGGACTACAGCGCAGGCGTGATGAGCGGCAGCGCGGTCTACGACTCAACCACCAACACTTGGGGCGTCAAACTTGACCCAGGCACGGCGACGACTGGCGACTACCTGACGATGACCACGCGCTCGTACTTAGTGAACGACGACAACCTGTCGCTGCGCCAGAAGGCGCTGGCAGTCGTTGCCAAGAACGGCACCTACTCCAGCACGACGCAGTGGAATATGAACCTGACGGCGACCTACTACGACGGCGCGAACACGGTGCTGCACTCAGGCACGGTGGCAACGATCCTTGACAACACGACTTGGACTTCAATGGCTGGCACCACGACCACAGGTGGCACGGCCATCAACGGCGCGGCGCAATATGTAGATCTGACCTTCACGCTAACGGCAACTGCGCCTGTCACGAGCGCCACGAGCGTGACCATCAAGAGCACGCTGCTTCAGACTTCTTCTGGCGCAGGCGGTGGCGGATCGCAATCCTTCATCGTCAAGGACGTCATCACAAGCAGTCAGACTTGGACGGTGCCAACGGGCGTGACCACGCTGCTTACAGTTGCTGCCTATGGTGCTGGTGGCGGTGGCGCTGGCGGTGGTGCAGGAGCAGACAGAACTGCTGAGCCAAACCCGCAAGGCTCGCAGGGCGGCGGCGGCGGCGCGGTAGTTGCAGTTCAGAACCTAGACATCACTGGCGTTGGGAGCGTAGTTGTCACGGTTGGCGCAGGAGGCTCAGGTGGCGCTGGCAAGACTTTCGTCAAGCCTGTTGGTGGCACGGCGGTGCAGAACACAGCAGCAACGATGCAAGGAGTGAACGGCTCTGATGGAGGAGCAACTTCGTTTGGTAGTTATCTGAGCATTGGCGGCGGTGGTGGTGGAACAGCCGCTGTTGCGGCTACCAGCAACATCGGCGGGACAGCAGGCGTTGGCAGCAGCGGCTACTTTCCAGTTGATGTGCTCGCCGCTGGCGGCGGGACTGTTAGGAGTTCGGCTGGCTCACCGTATGTTGCTATCTACGCGCTACCGCTCGGCACTGGCGGGAGTGCTGGGAACTGCACTTTCTCTGGGGGCCAGTCAGGAAACGGCACACAATCTGGTGGAACAGGATTCTTTGGCTTCGGTGGCCGTGGCGCTGCATCAGGTGAAGTATCGGCAAGTGCCGCAAGCGGCGGCGGCACAGCAGGAGTTGGCGGAGCTGGGGGGCGCGGTGGTGGTGGTGGAAGGGTGCAGAGCAGCGGCACCGCTGCGCTTACTGTCACAGGTGGCAACGGTGGCGCTGGAACCGCTGGCGGCGGCGGCGGCGCAGGTGGTGCAGTGACTGCATATGTGTTTAGCGCGCAATACAACGCTACCGCAATCACTCTGACAGGCGGTACAGGCGGTACAGGCGGCAATGCTTGCGTAGTCATCACTTATGTGGCGTAGCAGATGAACCGCTACGCATTCACCAACGCCGAGAGCATTGTGGTCAATGTCATCGTAGGCAACCTCACGCCTTCGCAGCAGCAACTATTCCTGCGTGACCAGGCAACGCTATTCGGCGCACAACAAATCATTGAGGTGGAACCTGACACGGCCGTTTGGATTGGTGGCTCGTATACTGAGGGTCAGTTCCTTCCACCTCCGCAACCAGAACCAGAAGTGATTGAAGGAACATCAGAGGAGTTGCCGCCACTGGAGGTTCCTGATGACGCGCTCGCAGGCTGATGCAATCCTTGATCGACTAGACGCGCAGTCCGCAAAGATTGACCGACTGCAATCCGAGATTGACCAGATGAAAGGCGGCTTGACCGTCTTGAAGGCGCTTGGCGCGCTGCTTGGCGTAGGAGGAATCGGCACGCTTCTGGCGTACTTCCAATCACAAGCAGGCAAGTGAGGTTCGCCGCGCTCCTACTCGCCTGGGCGTGCTTCGTGCCGTTCGCCGTCGTGCGCGGCGCCGATGGCTACGACGGCACTGCGTATCCCTACGACACGCTGGTCACTGAGACTGGCGACTACTTCGTGGTGATCGAGGTGGCGTCCACATTCACCGCTGAGACCGATCTCTGCGCTGGCACGACAGACTTCTGGTGCGCTGGCGAATCACAAGGCGGCAACTTCACTGACTCCGCACTCTGGCTCTACGCCGCTGACGGCGCGCAGCTCACGCTGAACGACGATGACCCGCGCACGAACGGTCAGTCCTATCATTCGTTCATCAGCGTGGAGCTGGAGGCTGGCGTCTATCGCCTCCGTGCCGGTCGCTTCACCTGCCACGACGGATCGTGTCTCTGGCCGCAGGACCCATTCCCTGTCGGCGGCTCCTATCAGTTGCTCACCACGGCGGCGCTCCTGCGCGATCCGAACCCACCTGAAGTCAATCCAACCGCGATCCCATCCATCCTGCCGACGCCTCCTCCTACGCAGACCCCAGAGCCGACTCCATCTCCGACACCTACTCAGACACCAGAATCACCGTCACCTAGTCCCAGCGTGGCTCCTACACCCACGCCAGAGCCTTCTGTGACGCCTCCACCAACGCCTGAACCAACTCCAGAGCCAACCCCAACCCCAACCGAGCCACCACCAACGGTGGCGCCAACACAGGAGCCAACCAATGAACCACCACCAAACCCGACTGCCACACCACAGCCGACGCCCGAAGGAACCGTGGAGCCAAGTCTGCCGCCGAGTCCTCCCCCTTCTCCTAATCCCACTGCTGTTCCTTCTCCTGAGCCATCACAGCCCACTCTGCCGAATCTAGAAGAGATCGCCGCTGCCGTTGACGAGGTTGCCGCTGCAGCCGTTGACGCCGTTGGCGA